CGAGATCGCGCCGAGCGGGATCATCGTGCTCGTGCTTGGAACTACTCTGACTAGCGCTTTGACCGGCTCCCTGAACGCGACGTTCATGGAGATCGGCTGAGGTAGCGCATGCCCCGCGCCCAACCCGGGCCGGGCCATCGCCGGGGCGGTCCGGCGCGACAGGCCGGCTACCACCAGCGGCCTAGTTCGGCGATCCCCGAGACTCGACGGCGGATCCAGCGGTTCGTCAGGACTGTGGCCGCCGGCGGGGCGATCACGGCCTCGGGTGGAATCACAATCGCCGCGACGCAACTGTCGGGTGCCGCTCTCGAGAAGTTCACCGCCAGCGGCAACGTCAACCAGGCGGCGACGCAGCTGTCTGGGGCGGCCCTTGAGAAGTTCCAAGCGTCCGGTGCTCTAGTCGAGTCTCCGACGGTCCTGTCGGGGGCGGCCCTTGAGAAGTTCCAGGCGTCGGGCAGTGTAAACCAGGCGGCGACTCAGCTCTCCGGTGCCGCGCTCGAGAAGTTCACATCTAGTGGCAACCTGAACCAGGCGCCGACGGTTCTGTCCGGCTCTGCACTGGAGAAGTTCCAAGCATCGGGCGCCCTACAGAGCGGGGTCGTGATCCTCTCGGGGGCGGCCTTGTTCAAGGCCAACCACGCATCGGGCAACATCTCCCAGGCTGCCGCCACTCTCGCGGGGGCGGCCCTCGAGAAGTTTGCCGCGACCGGCAACCTGAACCAGGTCGCCACCATCCTCTCCGGTGCCGCCCTCGAGAAGTTCACGGCTTCCGGGGGCCTCAGCAAGGCGGCGACCATCCTCGCGGGCACTGCCCTCGAGCGCTTCACGTCGTCCGGCGCGCTGGCGTTGGGGCCAGTGGTTCTGTCTGGTGTTGCTGCGGAGAAGTTCGCTGCCTCGGGCGGCCTGCTGAAGCTGGCGACGATTCTGTCGGGCACCGCGCTCGAGAAGTTCACGGCCTCGGGGGCTTTCCTGGTCCAGGAGGCGATCCTCAACGGGACCGCGACGACCTCGGGGGTCGCGTTCTCCGCCTCAGGCGGAATCTCGGTGGCTGCCGTGGTCCTCTCCGGCTCTGCGCTTGAGAAGTTCCAAGCATCGGGGAACCTGCCGCGATCGGCGACGGTCCTCTCTGGCGCAGCGCTGGAGCGGTTCACGGCCTCGGGCGCGCTCCTCGCGCAGGAGGCTACCCTCTCGGGGTCGGCCGTCGAGCGTTTCGCTGCTGCGGGAGCGCTCCTGCGCCCCGGCACGACGCTGTCGGGGGCCGCCCTCCTAGTGTTCGCCTCGGCGGGGGGTGTGATCGTCCCGGTCGCCGCCCTCTCGGGAGCCGCGCTCGAGCGCTTTACGGCCACCGGCCAGCTAGTCGTGCCCCACGCGATCCTCTTGGGGGCGGACGCACAGGCGATCCTGGACCTGATCCTCCTGGAGGCGGGACGCCAGGTCTACCAGGCACTCCAGGCGGGACGCGACGGACGGACCGACCTCGCCGCGGGTCGCGAGATCGTCTACGATCTGGAGGCGAGCTTCTGATGGCGAAGACAGGGCAAGATGCGATCATGTACCAGGGGAACCGGGTGGTTCTTCGGTTCGTGGTCCTTGACGAGGACGTGGTCGGTGAGCCGCCTCTCAACATCACGCTCCTGACGATCAAGTATGCCATCGCCAGGATCGGCTCTGACGGCAACCCCATCACTGCGACGCCTCTCGTAGACCTGAGTTCGACGGGGGCCCAAGTGGTGAAGACGTTCCCGTTGACTGGTGTGGTGGAGGTCACGCTCTTGCCCGCCAACACGCAGAGCATCAAGCCCGGGAGCTACTACCATGAACTCGAGGCGTTCGACACCCTCGGGAACGGTGTGGTGTCGGCGACCGGGGGCCTGGAGATCCTGCCTAACGTGGTGAACGTCTGATGCCTAGTTACCCCGCCACGAATCTCAAGAGCTACGCGAACCTGCTGGAGTCCGCGACGTATCTGGCGGATTCCGCCCGAGGCGCGGACTGGGAGTCGCTGGATCCGGACTCGCAGTCTCGGGCGCTGATTTCGGCCACTCGGCTGCTGGATCGCCAGCGCTGGGAGGGCACGTCATCCGGCTTGTCGGTCATCTCGTCCGTCGTGGTCACCGCCGGCGGCACCAGTTACGTCGCTGGGGTGCGGCTCACGGTCCAGGGCGGCACGACCGCCCGGTCCGCGGTCGTCGAGGTCCTGACGGTCAGCTCAGGTGCCGTGGCGACCGTGCGCGTGATCGACGCGGGGCTCTACTCTGCGCTGCCGACGTCGCCGGCCTCCACTGTTTCGTCTGGGGTTGGCTCCGGCTGCACGCTGACGCTCACGTCATCCACACAGCCGCTCCAGCTGCCACACTCCGGGATGACCGACCGCTACGGGACCAGCGTCCTGTCGACCACGGTCCCGCAGGAGGTCGCGGACGCCTGCATGGAGCTCGCGTTCCTCGTCTCACAGGACTCCTCGCTCGAGGGGCAGGCCAGCACGGCCTCGGGCGTCGCGAAGCGAGTTGCGGCAGGTTCGGCCGAGGTCGAGAACTTCGCCCCCGGTGCCTTCGTCAGCGTGACGCGGTTCCCGCCCGAGGTCATGGAACTGATCGCCCCGTTCCTCGCCGCCGCGGGCGGCAGCGTGGTTGGTTCGCAGGCATTCGGGACCGACGCCGAGTCGCAGTTCGACGACTGCGACCGCAGCGACCTGACTGAGGGATTCTGATGGGCACCAAACTTTTCGGCATCGACATTGCCAAGGTGGTCAAGGACTCGATGGCCTCCGGACTGCCGAAGGCTCGATTGCTGAAGGAGTCGGTCGGGGCGCTAGATGAGGCCAACCCCACGGCGGAGCCGGCGGTCAGCTACCGGGCCTACCCGTGTCGTGGATTCGAGGACGTGATCGAGAAACTGCGGCCGGGGACGCAGGTTCGCCAGTCCGGCCGGGCGGTGCTGATCCTGGGCGACACCCTGCCGGCTGGGATCGTGCCCGAGCCGGGTGATCGGATTGAGCTGCTCGGCGAGACGCTCGAGATCGTCGGCGACGGCGTCACGAGCGATCCCGCGCGCGCCACCTACGTCTGCTCCTGCCGGGGATGACGCAGTTCAAGGACTCACGCGAGCGCGTCGAGGCGCTGCTCGCCGCCGCCGAGGCCACTATGCGCAGGCGCTTCGCGCGTGCGGTAGAGGCCGCGCGAGAGGCTCTGCCTCAGGAGGAGGTCGAGCGCCTGATCGCCGAGGGGCGCCAGGACGAGATCGTCCGGCGGTACCGCGAGGTGGCCGCCGAGGTCGCCCGTGCCTTCCAGGAGGCGTTCCTGCTGGTCGCAAACTCCACCACGAGCGAGATCGGGCGCCAGATTGGGCGCTCGCTGGCCTTCGACGTGTCGGTCGACCGAGCATCTCGCGCGCTGCGTGAGGAGCGTTCGCGAATCGTCGCCGGCCTGGTCGAGACGCAGCGGCTGGCGCTCTACATGGCTTTGGCGACCGCCGCGCGCCGCGGCGCTGGTCTCGAGGCGCAGGCGACCGCTGCGCGCGCTAGTCTTGGGCTGACTCAGCGCCAGGTGACGGCGCTGCAGAACTACCGGGATGCTCTGGCGCGATCTGCCGCTGTGGCCCTGGACCGCGAGCTGGGGCCTGAGGAGCCCTCGGTCGTCGTTGTCGAGGAGCCGAGCCGAGTGTCGCCGACCGTGGATGAGGAGCGAATGGCGGAGTCCTATCGCGGAGTGCTGTTCGCCTCGGGAGCTGTCTCGCTAGCCGTGTTTGAGGCACAGCAGGCCGTCCACGAGGGGACGGATGAATCGCTGGCGCAGCTCTATGATTCTGGGGAGCTGGACCCGTCGACGGAGGAGGACACGTGGTGGACCGCTCGGGACGAGCGCGTTCGGCAGTCGCACCGGGCGATGCACGGGCAGAAGCGGCCCCCCGGAGTCCCGTTCCGGTCGGGCGACGGGAACCTGTTGAGGTACCCCGGCGATGAGCTCGCGCCTGCGAGCGACACGGCGCGCTGCCGGTGCATAGTGACCCGCAGGGCTAGCGTCTCGACCCCTGTGGGTGTAGCCTGAACTCCCTGTCGCGAATGGACTTCCAGCTCAGCGCCGAGGTCTGCAAGGTGGACGAGTCCGAGGGGCTCGTCTTCGGCTGGGCCCTCGTCTGCCTCGAGAACGGGAAGCCGCACGTCGACCTGCAGGGCGACCACGTCCCCGAGGCCACGATGCTGAAGGCGGCCGCCAAGTTCGCCTCCGGAGCGCGGGTCGCCAAGGAGATGCACGAGGGCGCTTCGGCGGGCACCGTCGAGTTCATCTGGCCCATGACGGCCGACATCGCCAAGGCTTGCGGCCTGGAGACTAAGCGCACGGGACTCCTGATCGGTATGCGTCCCGCGCCTGAGATGCTCGCCAAGTTCAAGAGCGGTGAGTACCGCGGCTTCTCGATCGGGGGACGCGGGAAGCGCCGTCCCGTGGAGGTCGCGTGAAGTACAACGAGCTGACCATCGAGGAGCTCGAGGAGATCAGCGGGGTGGACAACCCTGCCCAGGTAGGTGCCCGTGCCGTGATCTTCAAGCGCGAGTTCTCGGGGGAGCGCCGGGAGGAACTGGCGGGCGAGGGGGCGGCCCTGCCGGATGGGTCCTTCCCCGTCGAGACCGTGGAGGACCTCAGGAACGCCATCCAGGCTATCGGCCGGGCTAAGGACCAGAACAAGGCCATTGCGCACATCAAGCGCCGCGCCGTAGCATTGGGCGCCTCGGAGTTGCTCCCAGAGAGCTTCGGCAAGAACACACCCGGGCAGTCCGGGAACCAGGAGAACCAGAACATGACTGACAAGACCCCCGCTGAGAAGGAACTCGAGGCGGTCAACAAGCAGCTCGCCGCGATGACGGTCGAGCTCGCGATCGCCAAGGCCGAGGGAATCTTCTCCGACGCCGAGAAGGTCCTCTACGGCGGCATGGATGCCGCGGCCAAGGAACAGTTCCGCAAACTGTCCGCCGAGCAGCGCGCCGAGCAGACGCGCAAGTCGGCTGAGAGCAACCCGGTGGTCTACACCACGCTGGACGGCGAGACGTTCCGCAAGAACGACGATCCGCGACTGGTGGCCATCGCGAAGCGCGCCGACGAGGACCGTAAGGCCCTGGTCGCCGAGCGCGCCGGTCGCCGGACGGACGAGTTCAAGAAGCGAGTCGAGTCGGAGCTCAAGAACCTGCCCGGAGACGAGGTCGTGAAGGTGGCCGTGCTCCGCGCGGTCGATGCGATTCAGGACGAGGTCGCCCGCAAGGGTGCGCTCGCGCTCCTGAAGGCCGGCAACGACGCCTTGTCCAAGACGTTCGAAACGCGTGGCACGACCGAGGGCTCCGAGGGCGGCGACGCCCACGAGAAGCTTGAGAAGATCGCCAAGGAGCTGCGGGCGAAAAACCCGAAGCTGGGTGATGTCGACGCTTACGTGCTCGCTTCCGAGCAGAACCCCGAACTCTACGCGGAGGCTATCAGTGCCTCCCCGGTCCAGTAGGAGAATAGAACAATCATGGCAGGATTTGAAAAGGTCAGCGCAATCTCGATGACGGTCGGTGCCGCCATCGCGCAGTACAAGTTCCTGGAGATGGGCAATGCCGGGATCGTCGCGGCGGCTGGTGCCGTCGGCGACGACATCGTGGGCATCTCGTTGGAGGCTCGTTCGGCTGCCGACATCACGGCAGGCAACACGAAGATCCCGGTGGCCGTGCCGGACGGCTGCAAGTGCCTGATTCTGTCAGGCGCGGCAATCGACATCAGCGCGGCCGTCGTGCAGCTCACATCTGATTCCTCGGGACGCGCAATCGCGGTCGCCGCGGCGACCGACCGGGTCCAAGGCTACGCACTGCAGAGCGCGACGGCTGCCGACCAGGTCATCGAGATGCTCTTCCTCAAGGCCGGCTCGCACCGGGACGCCTAATCATGTCGAAAATCAATAAGTCAGTCAGCAACCCGACGGTCGGCGACGCCCACGTCAACAAGCCGCTCGGCAACTTTGCGCAGAAGTATCTGCAGGACGCGGCGAGCTTCGTGTCGCTGCGCGCTGTGCCGAACTTGCCGGTCGCGAACAAGAGCGACCAGTATTACGTCTTTGACCGGAGCGACTTCTTCCGCGACGAGGCGGATGAGCGTGCCGACGGGACGGAGTCGAAGGGCGGCGGGTTCAACTTGTCGCAGGGCAGCTATCTCGCGAAGGTCCACGCCTTTCACAAGGACGTGACCGACCAGCAGCGCTCCAATGCTGACTCGCAGGTCGACCTCGAGAACTCGGCCGCGCAGTTCGTCTCGCACAAGCTGATGCTTCGGCGCGAGCGTTTGTTCAACACGCGCTACATCGGCACGGGCATCTGGACCACGGACGTTACGGGCGTGGATGCAGCCCCTGCCGGCGGCCAGTTCCTGCGCTGGAACGTGGGGGCCAGCGACCCGATCAACGACATC